AGGCGTCGGCGGATCGAGGTCCGCCGGGGCATCGACATCGCGCAACAAGTCGAACTGGGGGAGGTCCACTCTATCCCCGAGTCGGGCTTGGCCGATCCTTCGCTCCCAGTCCAGCACCTGGGAGCGGTCAATGCCATACAGATAAGTGAACCACTCGAAAGTCTCATCGGTGGCCTCACTCCTGATGGCACCCTCGAAGGCGTCGTAACGGCGCACCGAGGTGGGCGTGGCTTTAGCGGTCAACTCTAAGCCACGGGATACCAGTGCGCGACACACTGGTATATGGTTGGTCGCGTCGCTCACGCCGAGCGCGACCTGTCGCACGTACCCGGCCTTGTGTTTGCCGTACACGTGCGGGTCGATGGCCCAATAGAGCTTTGGGCAAAACCGGCCGGGTTTGGGTCCGAAAGCAGGACCATTGGAGGAAGGCCACCAACGCCCACTACAGAACTCGAGGTCCGCAGGGTGCGCGGACACTTCGGACACCAACTCGAGCCCAGCATCGGCGTAGATCTGCCGCAACTGCTGGACGAACGGGCCGACGACGCTGCGGGCCACAACGGCTGCGCCGTCGTCGCCTGCAACGGCCGCCCGGAACCGGTGCGGGAACGCATCTATGAGCTGGGAGATGCAACACGCACAGATCCAGGTGTTCTCGCAAGTTGTCTCACTCTTGCCAGAACACACCGTGGCATCGACCTCATATTTGACACGGTGGCGGGTGGATCCGCGATTGCGGATATGCTTGGCGGCGTCATAAGCACGCCGCCCCATACCGCAGTGGTCGCGGCAGTGCGCGGTGAAGCGCTTGGTGGCGTCAACAGACACCGACGCATCCATGCGCCGGCAATCCATTTTGACGTACACCGGGTCAGGGATCTCGGCGACAGCACGACAGTACCAATCGTTGAGCTGTGGTACAGTCATCCCAGGAGCGTACTGAATGTGGCCCTCGGTCCACTCGACTAACTCACGCAGCATCATCTTAGAGAAGGCGTGGTAGTATGGCCCGCAGACGACATTTCGCTCAGGAGTGCAGCCTTGAATCAAGCGCGGGTCGTAGTCAGACAACAACCGGTACGAGCGCTTGAGGACGCACTCACGCTTCACAAACGCGAGCAGTCGCTTCTCGCGTTTAGTGAGCCGACGCCCGCCTAAGCGGTCACGAGCCTCATAGAGGCGCTTACGGACCGATAGGGCGAAACGTTGGGCCCAGTCGCGAAACCGGGTGGGGCGCACGTGGACGCGGGGCATGTACTTGGTGCTGACCCGCTTCCACCAACCCAGTTTCGGTGGCGCGCGTTCGCACACACCACGATTGCGGACGGCAGCGATCTCGTTGTGTACACAAGCACGTGACACGAGCGGTTCGCTACCATAAATGCCGATGCCGGCGAGCG